TCTCTAAAAAACAATATTAAGCATCAGGATCAATCTGAGTAGCTGAAGCATCATCTGTAATTACTGTAGAAGTAACAAAGTATGCAGGAGCTGTCTCCATAGCTTCAAATGTCAAAGTAAATCCTGAAAGGTCAGCCATACTAGCTCCCGAAACTATCGAGCCTCCAGTTACCTCTGCTCCGTGCTCAAGTCCTACTAAGAAAAAGTTTCCATTGTAATCCTCGATAGCAACGTGAGGTCTAGCAGCAGCTAGTAGTTTAATCTCCTCTTGAGTAGCCTTATCTAAGTAAGTTAGTGTCAAGTTAAGAGTTTGCGTGTAAAAAGTAGTACCATTCTCTCTTGATGAGTTTACAGTAGTCTCTAGGCTAGAGTTTCCTTTAATATCATACTGATACCAAGAAGGAGTGCCTGATAAAGCTGTAATCTCACCTGCTGAAATGGTAGCTGTACCTAAAGTGCCATAGTCCGCAAAGTAAACTGTTTTAAGTCCACCTACAGCACTCTTACAAGGTAGTGATCTTCCTGTTGTTAATGCACAAGCCATATTTTAAGTATTAAAAAAGGGCAGGCAGGAACTGTCCTTACCCACCCTTTATATTAGACAATTATTATTTATTAAGCTAGAGTTAGCAAAGCAATATCAGAACCAATTCCGTACTGTACACCTGCAGTAAATCGCATTACTACACGAACATTCTGAGAACCATCTAGATCAGCCATATCTAACAATTTGACCTCCTGATGGTCTGAGAGCAAGCCGGTGCCAAAGTAAAAATTGCTTTTTTGTCCTGCTACGATATGATCAGTAGGCATACCTGGAGCAAGAACACACTTAATTCCATCGAAAGAAAGTGCATTGCCATTGTTGTACCATAGTGATCCTCTGTTTTCGTAACCTGCAGCACCAACTCCGTTAGCAGCATATCCACCTAATTGACGGATGTAAGACTGCCAAGCAATAGTAGGCATATAGATAGTCAAATCTTCTTTGCCATAAACAGCAGAAGGAAGAGCATCTACTACATTCTCTAACAAAGTGATGATGTTAGTAGAAGAGAAAGCAGTTTCTCCACCATTAGCAGCATCATTTACATCAGCATCAGCAGCAGCTAGTACTGTGATCCCATCAAATTCTCCTGCGTTTCCTGTAACACCAGCCCAGATGTTTTGCTCGTTTTTCTCAGCTACTAGACCTGCAACGTGAGCAATTAAAAAATCGCTAAAAGCAGGAGGTAGGTTGTCAAATGCAGAATATCCCATTTGTACAGCTTCCCAGTCGCTGTGAAAATCTTTCTTACAAAGCTCAAGGTTTACTTGAAACTCTTCCGGCTGGAGGATCCGTTCTGTCAAGGTAATGCTAGCCGTATCCGTAAAATCACAACTGGAATCTTTTATGACATTAGAGTCGGTTGCTAATTTTTTGATAACCTCTTTGTATTTTACATTAGGTTTAATTTCGATGTTTCCTTGCTCCAAAGTTGGAGAAGAAAGTAGTGCAGCAGAAATATACTTGCCTGCAAATTCCCCTGCATAAGTACTTGTAATACTAGTTGTAGTCGCCATTTTTTAATTTTTATTTTAGGTTTGCAATTTTTTGAAATACTCGATCTCTTGTGCTAGATGCTCTCTTTTGGCTAAATAACACTTGAGGTTTTTTGTTCTCTGATTCAGGATTGTGCTTCAATGGAGCAGCAGCAGGTTTAGATAACTCTTCTTTAAGTTGAGCCTCTTCTTCTACAGCAGCCATTTCTTCTTTTTCCTTAATCATAGCTTTGATCTCTTCTACCATAGTTCTGATCTCAGCTAATTCTTCTTTAGTAGCATAGTCAGCAGCAGCCTCTACCTCTTCTTCTTCTACTTCGGCTTCAGCTTCTTTGATTTCTGCTATCATTCCCTCCTCTGATACTACTAAGATCATACCATCTTCCATTTGGTACTCTCCTACTGGTACAGGTACTTTTTCATCTTCTGTTACAATAAAGACTTCATTGCCTGCCTCGAAAGCCTCAGCTTCAAGGACTGTTCCGTTTTCTAGTTTTGCTTGAGCTAGGTTCACTTCAGAGCTAGCCTCTACTTGCTCAGTAGTAACTTCTTGCTCTTTAACTTCCTCAGAAAGCTCAATGCCTAGAAGGTTTTTAATCTCTTTTAGCATTTCTGTTGGATTTTTCATATTTATATAACGATTATTAATTAGTATTTTGCATTTTCAGTTTTAGAACTTAGGTCTTGTATAATCTCTATCTATAGCTTTATATAGCTCTACTCCCTCATTAATCCACTTTTGTAATTCTTTATACTCAGCTACATCATTAGGATTGATACCCAATTCTTTTGCATTTGATTCAAAAGTTTTTGCTATGCCAGTTGCCTCTCTTTCAACAAAATTGTAGATGTCATTTCTCACTTTAACAATATTATCATACTCGTTAAAATATTCTTTGAATTTTGCTTCAAACTTCTCTACTACTTTTGTGGCTTTCCCATCAAGTCCTTTAAGTATCATTAAAGCACCTTTAATAGCAGCCATATTACCTAGCTCTACCTTCTCTTGTTTAAGCTCAGCCTTAAATAATTTCTCTGCAATTTCTTTTTTAATCATTTCTTAAATTTTAGTTATTACCGTAGATGTTCCCTATTCCCTGCGCCCATAGAGAGCCATCACAGCACTTGCTAGAATATGTGTTAGAGTCTTTGCAAAGGCAACCTCTCTTGCTTCCTTTAGGTGATGTTCTACTAGGGGTTTTGTTGTCGTGTTTAGGCATAGCTTTGAGTTTTTTGAATGAAATACTCTATATCCCACACAGTAGAAGTTCCTCCGTGAGACTGTATATATAATGAAGCACCATTATCTATGAAATTTTGATCTATGTAATACTGAAAAACATTATGAAACACCTGTGTTTCTGCATTGCCCTTTACATATGCTAAGGCAATATCTAAATTTTCAATAACACCGCCACCATTCTGTATTGATAAGTTTAAGTGAGTTTGATTAGCATTAGGAGCTTGTGCTTTCCATTCTATAGTAATTATAAAAACATCATTTAAGTTGTCTCCTTTTATTTTTTGATTAGCATCATTCTCATAATAATCGACAGAAGGATCGCTTGTTATTACGCTACCTTTATTGTTTGGCAATACAGTTAAAGTGTCGGTAGCTAAAGATAATGGACTTACCTCTGTGTACTCTGTATCAATATATCTACCCCATCCTAATCCCGATCCTGCTCCTGACTGAGGATATATCTTTCTCCATTCTCCATTCCAAACAGTCCACACTCCTGCTGAAGTAGTAACATAAGCACCCTCCTCTATTTGGTATTGGAGTCTTACTGCTTCGCTATCTACGTCTGCTTGTACTTTGTATGAAGTGTTTTTTATCATCTACCTTGCCCTCTGTATTTTTTCTTATAATTCTTTGAAGATTTTAAGCTGCTCATCTTAGTTTTAGAATGAACACTAGGTCTGCTAACCTTTGGCTTTTTTCTATAGTTTGATATTTGAATCTTAGCCATTAGCTTGCTGTGTTTTTAGAGTTTATTTAATTTATAGTGTTTTTAACTTATAAATTTTTTAGCCTCTTGTCTTATTCTTTTATTATCCGCTTCTAAATCGTTAATTAAATCAATAGATGAATCTAACAATTTCCATTCTCTAATACTTTGGTAATCTGCTCCTAAATCTGAAGCTGCTTTTTGAATTTGTTTCATAGCATTTGTTATTTCAGATTTATATCCCTTAGCATTATCTAGACCTTTTATTGATTGTTTTATGTCTGCTCCAAGTTTGTTTATTTGCTGTAGCTTTGACATAATTTCATTTTGTAATTGATCAACAAAATCAATTTCATCCCCTGCCTCTCTGATAACTTGTTTTGCATCATCAATTACTGATAAATCAACTCTTTGAGTTTGTTCTTTAGATAACTTTGTAAAGATTTTTTGTAGTTCTGGTTTCATAGTAAATTATTTATCTAGTTCTTTAAGTTTATTGATTGCCCATTCTATACCGCTAGTGCCACCCCAAGCATCCCACATAAGACCTCCACATCCTTCTGAATAAGGCACGTCTTTGTTTTGTTGGTGTCTCTTAAAAGATGCCATTCTAGCTATCGTGTCTCTTGAGATCGGCTCTTTGTTTGCTAATTGGTTGGCTCTTTGCTTTCCTGTAGCCTCTCCACAGTCTCCCCATCCATTTTTTGCTGCCCATTCTAAGGCTTTCTTAGCGTTGTTTGAAGCTGATTCAGGATAATCTGTATATGATTCGAGTTCTTCTCTTAAAATGGCTTTAATTTGCTCTATAAGGCTATTTGCTTCTAATTCTTCTTTGCTCATTCCTACATTATCTTGAGGTCTTTCCATTTTATCTGCAAAGTAACCCTCAATAGAGAAGCCTTTTACTTTTCCTGTTTTAACATAATTCTCCCACACATCAGAGTTGTTCACTTTAACAGTACCCATCCAAGTGCCAATAGGAACATTCATTCCATACTTTCTGCTCTTATCGTGTACCTCATCTTCTACTATCCAAGACTCTACTAAGCTAAGTCCTGATAATTCATATTGATGCTCTAAGGTTGAGTTATTTTGATTGCCTTTCATTAAATACATTTGAGAGGCTTTTAAGACAGTATCTTTTGAAAAGTATATGTAATACTCATCTTCTCCTGATCTTCTATATATAGGCTTGTTAGGTATCAATAAAGCACCCATAAGAATCCTTTTCTCACTTGATACTTCAGCTAGTTTTATCTCTTCTGCTTTTAAAGCTATGAAGTCCTCCTCTATTGCAGGATTTTCTACTACTGATATGGCTTC